GCGCGAGCGCGGCCGACACGAGGCCCAGCATCACGGCCACGAGCGTGTCGCTCGCCGGGGCCAGCGGCCAGCCGCGCGCGAGCACGATCCACGCCCAGAGCGCCAGCCCGCCGAGCGCCCGGACCACCACCCAATAGTCTCCGGCCCAGCCCATGATCCAGCGCATAACGGGGTTCAGCTCGATCCGGTCGCCGCGCCGCGCGCGCTTCCATTGGGTCGAGGCGGCGTCGAGGATTGAGAGCGCCAGCATCAGCGCCGACAGGGCCGCGATCATGAGGAGACCTTCTGGATGATGAGGCGGGTGACCGACCCGCCATAGAGATCGACGCTGGTGCCCGCCGCGCGGACCCAGACGTCGAGCGTGTCGCCGGCGGCGCAGAGCGCGACCGCCGAGCCGCGCGTCTGCAGCCAGCGGGCACCCGGCTGCTCGTGATAGCCGTGCCATTCGGCGTCGACCGCGGCGCCGTTGCGGCGCACCTCGACGAGCAGCGTCTCGCCGGCTGCGGTCGAGCCCTGCACGAGGATGTCGGCCTCGACCCGGTAGAGCCCGGCCGTGGGCGCGGTGAACACGCCGGTGACGGCGTCATAGGAGGCGGTGTTGTCGACCCTTTCGGCATTGCAGACGAGGCGCTGCCATGTGGTGCCGAGCGTGACGGTCGCAGCGGTGCGCGTCGCGTAGACGACAGGCACGGCGGGCTCGAACAGGCCGTCGCCGCCCCACGAGGCCGCAGCCGGGCTGCCGGCGCCCAGGCTGCCGGTCCAGGTCTGCCAGTCGCCGACGCCATAGCGCCCCCGGGCGCGCACCCGGATCGTGTAACTCCCGGCGGCGAGACCCAGCGACATGGGCAGGGCGGTGACATTCCCCCAAAGCTGGCCGTTGATCTCGATCTCGAAGCTGCGCGCGTCCGGCGCGCCGGTTGCGGAGATCGTGACGATCTGAAGATCGCCGCCGCCGTCGCTGGTCGCGGTGACGGCGCCGATGTCGAGATCCTCGGGCGCGGGCGGCGGCGGGCCTGCGGGCTCCGCCGGCAATGCGACCTGGTCGGCGGTGTGGACGCGCGCATCGTCGATCACGGCCCGGATCGAGACACGATCGGTGGCGCGCGGCGTCGCGCCCATGACGCGCGCCGTGCGGACCGCCCGGGTCGCGCTGCCGAACAGCCCGAAACCGGCCTCGGCCCGGCCGTCATTGTTCGCGGTGACGGTCCAGACCAGCGGCCCGGGATCGGTCAGGCCCGGCGGCAAGCTCACGGGCAGCAGCGCCTTCTCGGGCACACCCGGCACGGCCGTCACCTCGACCGGCCCCCAGAGCCGCCCGTTGCGCTGCTTCAGGCCCAGCATGAACGGCCCCGGCCCGGTCCAGTCGAGCGGCCCGGCCAGCGTCACCTCGCGCCCCGTGATCGCGACGATCGCATGACTTTCCCCCCATTGGGGCACGTCGTGGCTGACCGCGATCTGGTGCGCGGGCCACAGCATGCGGCCCTCCATCTCGGTCTCGAAGGCCACGAAGTTGCGCCGGTAGCGGTTTTCCGCGTCCATGAAGCGCACGTCGCGGAAGGCCTGCGCGCGTGTGACCCGCCCGAAGAGATCGACGGTCTTGGGGCGCAGCGGCTGGCCCGCGCTGATCCAGCTCGACACCGTCGCCTGCGTCCAGGTGCGCTCGTCCATGTAGCGCCCGATGATCGCGTCGGGCGTGCTCTCGTCCGGGTGCAGCCGCTCGATCGAGAAGGAGCCAGCGATGATGTTGCGCGGGCCGAACGCGGCATTGACCAGCGTCCGCGGCTCGTCGCGCACAAAGGTCAGCCGGCCGCCGGGCAGCAGCGGGCGGGACCGGCCCGTCGCAGCGGCTGCCTCGAGCGCGTCCCAGAACCCGCGGCCTGTGTCGAACACCCCGTCGAACCGGTCGCCGCGCACCTTCCAGGTCGCGTCGAGCGCCTGCAGCGTCTCCATGTCGATGCGCTCGGCGGCGAGGTAGGTCAGCGCCATGTATCGAAGCGCCGGGGCGATGTCGCGCGTCGCTTGGGGCGCGGTCCATGCGGTGCCGTTCCAGACCGGCAGCTTGCGGGTCTGGATCGTGTTGACCTGGGACGCAGCACCCCCTTGCAGCTGGTCGGAGGCGACCGCGCGGATATAGAGCCGCGTCACGTCCGGGTCCGAGCCTGACGGCGGAAAGTAGGCCTTCAGCCCGGCCCAGGCGAGCTCGTCATAGACGCTGTTGTCGTTCGCCTTGTTGGTTGTGCGCTTGAGGCGCACGCGGTAGCGCCCCGCGAGACTGACCTGGCGGACGATGGTCGTGCGCAGACTGTCGACCGCTCCGGTCAGCGTCTCGGTGAAGAGGGTGAAGGCCGATCCCGACGGCGCACCGGCATCGTCGACGGGCTGGGCTTCTGCGGTGACGGTGACCGAGACCGGCTGCTTCGCGCCGGACGAGGTCAGCTTGAAGAAGCCGCGCGTCGAGACGAGGTCGAAGCCGTAGGCGATGGCCTGCGTGCCGGCCGCGTTCGCGTTGAAATACCCGATCCAGCCGCCGCCCTCGTTGGGGCCTTTCAGCGTCTGGCCGCTGACCTCGCGCTGCGTGACGACGACGTCGCTGAACAGCGTCGGCGTCGCGCCCGGCGGGACCAGCTCGATCTCGATGCCGGGGAACGCACCGGTCAGGCTGCCCGCGCGCCAGAAGGCGGTGTCGGCGAAGCGCATCTCCTCGACGTCGTACTGCCCCCGGCCGAGGCAGAGCGTCTTGTAGAGGATCTGCTCGTTGCCCTCGAAACTGACATGCTCGCCCAAAAGGTCGGGGAACAGGATGTGCCGCCCGAACAGCTCGGGGATCGCCTGGCCGAGGCGCGCGTAATTGCCCTGGCCATAGAGCGCATAGGTCGGGCTCGGCTGGTCGCCCTGGTTCGTGCCGGTCGCGGGCTTCGGCGGCGGCAGCAGCGCGTTGACGATTGCGGTGCCTGCCATGATCAGCGCACCGACAGCCGCTGACTGGCTGATCGTTATGCCGCCGATCGCAAAACCGGAACCGGGCACAATGATATTGGCGACCACGATCACCGCGATCATGGCGAGGATCCGCAGCGGGTTCGATCCGCCACCGCCCTTGCCGGGCAGCTGCAGGATCGTGACCTCGTCATTCGCGGCGAGCAGGCGCACATCCCAGGCCGGCACCCACGTGCCGGGCAGATAGCGCGGGCAGTGCGCGCCGTTGATCAGCACGATCAGCGGCTGCGACCGGTCGGCGCCCGACGCCGCGATCGCCTGGGCCAGGGTCGCGGCGGGCGCGAGGCTTGTTTCGCTGAGGCCCGCCGCCGGATCGAACACCGTCGGCGTGAAGCGCACCTTGACGGACCCTGAGGCACGCATCACGCGGCCCTCGTGGCGGCGATCAGGGCGTCGCGGCCCGGCTCCGGCGCGACGGGCGCATACCAGCGCGTCTGGAACCGCAGCTGGCACAGCTCGGCCAGCGGCGAGACGATGACGCCGGAGCCCTCCAGCGCGTGGACCACGACGCCGCCGTCGAGCGCGAGATAGACGCCGACATGGTGCGGCGTCTCGGCCCGCGTCATCGCCGCGATCGCGCCGTGCACCGGCACGGGCGAGGCCACGAAGCGCCGCCGCACCTCGGTCACCGCGAGATGCGGCATCAGCTCGCCGAGGGGCGCGAAGGGCAGATCGATCTCGAAGGCCTCGCGCTGGAGGTGCCAGGCAAGGCCCCAGCACGACCAGGCGTCCGGCCCGCGCGCGCCCTCCTGGTAGGGCTGGCCGACCAGGCCGTTGACGAGCGCGATCAGCTCAGGTTGCGGCAAAGGCCTCATTGCGCAAGCCCCCTGAAACGCTGCGCGGTATAGGTCAGCTTCGGGAAGACGGCATTGACCAGGTCGTAGAAGCCCAGCGTCGCCGTCGCCCGCGCGCCGGTGATCATCATGCGCCGCGCGGTCAGCCCGGTGATTGTGAAGCTCGGGCCGATGCCGGCCCGGCTGCGCACGAACTCACGGTACGTGACCGCGATCGGCTCCATCGGATCGGGCGCGTCGTTCGCCTGGTCGAGCCATGGCATCAGCGTCCGGGCCGCGTTGTCGATCGACACTTCCGCCTCCGCCGCACCGGAGAACCCCTGCTCGGGCAGCTTGGTCTCGACCGCCACGCCGATGAAATTCACGATCTGGCCCGCGTTCATGGGCGCGGTCGCCTCCAGCCGTGCGCTGAAATCCTCGCCATTGGCGGCGATGCGCGCGGCGATGTTGACATTGGCCTCGTCGCGGAACGCGCTGTGCCGGAACTCCAGCGTGCCGATCACCGGATCGTCGGAAGGCGCGCTCGCATAGGCTTCCGCGATCCAGGCGTCGAAGAGATCGTCGGGCAATGGCATCAGAACACCCCCGGCCAGCGCGCCTGCGCGGCGGCGAGGCTCATCACCGGGTCGCTTTCCAGCTGCAGCCGGAAGGTAAGCCGCCAGCCATTGCCGGCGCGCACCGGCTCGTCGAAGCGCAGCATGCGCGCGGGCAGCGTCACATAGGCCTCGCCGGTCCAGACCGGCAGGTCGAAGACGCGCGCGCCATCGTCGATCTTGTGCTTGCGCCAGGCGAGGAACCCGGCGCACTGGGCGTTGGTGACGATCAGCGACGCGTCGTATTGCCAGTTGCCGCTGGTGAAGCGCCGGCGGATCCGCGTGTTCCCGCCGTCCATCTCGGTCTGTTGCGTCGTCTTCGGCGCGACGAGGCGCAAGGCATCGTTGATCGGCCAGGGATCGAGGATCGCGGACGGCCATTGCGGGTTCGCCATTATCCGGCCCTCCGCGTCAGCTGATAGGTCTGCTCAAGCTGCTGCGCGAGCGCGCTCTGGCCCTGGCGCACGCGGCTGGCCATACCGCCCTCCATCTCGTCGATGAAGACCGACACATCGAGTCCGTCCTGCGTCTCGCGTGCCTCGGTCCGCGCGCGGCCGCCGCCCTCGGTGATGATGCGAACCGTCAGCGCCCCGGCCCCGCCGCCCATCCCGCCCAGCGCGCCGTGCGGGATCAGGATCGGGCGCGACGCGACCGCCGAGATCAGCCGGTCGGCATTGTCCATCTGGCGCGGCGTGAACACGCCTTCGCCGTGCTGCAGGATCGCCGGGATTTCGTCATGGGCGAGCCCGCCGCGATGCAGGCGCGGGGCAAAGGCGAAGGCCGCGGCCGACAGGCCGTAGGCCCTGTCTCCACTCCATTCGGCCATGCCGCCGCCATGGCGACGGATCGCCCCGATGGCCATGCCGCCGCCGCTGCCGCTGGTCCCGCCGGACAGGCCTGAGGAGAACGCCGAGCTGCCTGCGCCGCCCAGCCCGAACAGCGAGCCGAGCAGGTCGAGGCCGAAGCCGATGGCGCTGTCGATCGGCCCCTGCAGGAACTTCGCATAGGCCATGCGGGCGAGCGCTTCGAGGAAGATGTCGACCAGG